TATCCCAAACTTCATCATCTGATGTAAAGGTTCGAGTTTCATACTTCCCATCGATTAAGATAGGAATTTGAGCCTTATAGGGGTATTCGTGATACATACACCCCTCACACCTTTTATTTAGTAAGAAGTTTAGTTCTAATGTGAGGGATTCTACTCCCCCAAGCGTTGATGTTCCTGTACTGCCAGAGACAGTTCATTTTTCTCATCATCACTTAAAGACTTAATGAATTTATCATCAGCCCCTTCAACACCTTTACGAATCCAAGCAGTCCTTGCCTTTGCTAAATTAGTGATAGCTACAATCTCATTGCCTTCATACCTCATTTGTGGTAAATCATTGCAATAATCGATGTCATCCACAGACATTTCTTTTATTTTGGTTTCTTTTCCTGTAGATAGCTTCATATTAATTACTTAGATCAACTATAAGCAACTCATCAGTGCCATCGTCCACTGCCTTAACAGAGACATCAAGCATCATCATGTCACCTTCATTGTATGTTACATCGGTTAATACACCATTATCAATTTCTATACCATAATTGCCATTGTTAACAACATTAAATAGGTTACCAGCTATAGCGGCAGTTTGTGTGTCAAATGAATTTACCAGCCCCTTAGTGTTACCATCATATTTAACTTGAATATCAGTAGTTACAGAGCATTCAGCACCCCTTCCTACTATCTCAAATCCCGTAGATGAAAATCCCGAAAATACGGCTGGATAATCAATTGTACAAGTAAAGCTGTTCATTACCGCATCTGTGTTATAAACTTTAATTGAACTTGCACTAGCCAAAGATGTGGTTGTAGTATTTGCATATGCCGCACTCCCAGCCGCACTGGTGCTGGCGAAGTCAGGTAAATAACCAGTTTGTAAAGTAGCAGACCATTTATATCTCCCACCTTCTGTTCCAGTATCAGCCGAAATTGCAAAGTTAGTTACTACACAACCTGAAAGTTCTAACCCTTGTTGATTAGACACATCTGATGGCTGTATAACAACAGTTAATGATGAGGCATTATTTGTTACTGCCGCACCGTATTTTTGAGATACTATTTTATGCCCACTTGCAATAGTTTGGTTTGTATCGTCTGCTTGTGCCGCACCACAAATGTTAGCCAATAACATTCTATGTGCTACATCATCGTGTAGTGTACCAGATAAACTTAACTCCACTACTCTTAATTTATTATCTTGAAAAAAATCTTCATCCTTTAGAGTATGCCCAACCCCACTTCTCACATCCATCGCTTGATTAACATTCAATGAAGGAAAACCGACTGAATCAACATCCAACTGTTGCATATTTGAGGCATGGATTCCCGATGTACCAGCGTTGGTTGCATCAGAGATGACAAAACATTTAAACTCTTTTGGCGAAAAAGCGTATGCTACTGCCATTACTTATCTCCTTTTTTTGGTTTTGGAGCATCAACATTAAATAAATACTCCAGATTATTTAAATTGCTTACTTCTACGCTTTTACCACTTTGAAGTTCTTGCCAATCTTCAAATGAGCAACCGCATTCTTTCCAGCAATTCGGCAATTTATTATTTTTATCTTTTAATTTAACTTTCATATCTCTTCCTTATTACTTTAAGATACGTTTCCTAAGTGCATTCCCCTCCACTCCCATCTCATCACATTAAGACCATCTATCGCATTTTCCTCATCAGTCTTTTCATTAATACGACAAGATTCAAGCCTTCCATTAAAATACGCATTACTACTTCCAGACATATTATCGTGGAAAAGGGCTTCTATGTGTGATACTTGACGAAGTATATGTTCCCAAGTATCCTTTTTTACCATTTTTTCTTTAAATGTATATGATACATCTAAAATGTATTCCCTAGTTTCTGCTGTTGCATTAAACTCAACTAAATCAGAACCTACGGGATTAAGGCGTATGGATTGGCTACCCATATCCTTAAAATCTCCTGTGTAAACTGGGATACTCCCTGCAAACTCATCGTTAAGAAAAGTTCGGATAGTATCCAAAATCTTTGTTTCCCAAATATTAACAAAAGTAATTGCCATTATCTACGAGTCATATTAATAGAGAAAGGCATACCTGAATCATCTATTGATTCATTTTTGCCGTGAAATTCTATTTCCCATTTATCATTGAGAGTTGCTGTATCGGCTGTATCCCCCGCAAATCTTAATTGGACTCCACTTACAAGTGTTTGATATTGCCCGTTGATTGTGTCGATATAGTCAGCACTCTCACTATTATTCATTCTCTCAGCACCGAGGTTGTCTCCATCCTTCAGCCAGACAGAATATTTAGCAGTCCCTAACGCCCCTGCTGTTGTAACCTTTACACCTACTCTATCATAGATGTCATAGTAGTCACCTCTGGTATCTACAATCCTTAAATTACCACTTACAGCCACTTCTCTGATGACACCTTTTCCAGCATCCCCAGTAACTTGCCAAGATAGTTTAGTAGTCCCTTCGTTGAGAGATAGTATGTTTGTCTCTGCTTCACCAAATAAGGCATCTGCCACTTCTGATGTTGGTTGGGATGCTCTTAAAAGGAATGAACAGGCAAGTAATGCTGTTGTCCTTACTAGAATGTAATCGTAATTACCATCTTTGTCTTTGAATTGTTTTCTGGGTAGTCTGCCATCAAGCCTAGAATCAAGGTACTTTTCGGCATTTGATATATAGCGTGTTTTTAGTGTTGCCCAATCTTCACCAGACTCCATCAACATATCATTGGGGTTTGTTGCACTATTATAATAATAAACAGCATCTAATGTGGATTCATAGAACCATTCTCCATTAGAGTTTACCTCACCACTATTTGCTTCAGCATCACCGAGGTCTTGCCCATTTGCAAATAATAAAGTAACTAATCCACTGTTGTCTGCCCTGTATAAGTTACTGCTATGGACTACCCAGCCATATAAAGGAGTTTTTGTATCGAACTCATCGATTGACGGAAATACGTCTTTTAAATCTCTGTTTGTGCAATATGCCATACTGTTCCTAACTTACTCTTTGAATGTTTTTAATGCAATATAAATGTTAAACATTTAACTTTTTATTTCTATATGCACAAGGTCATCAAAGGAATTGTCTTTTATCTCCCCATCAGAGTCCCAATCTCCGCCCCAACGAACTTTAAGATTGAGTGTTTTTGCAATGCCTCTAATCATACCGCCCATATAGTGGAATCTTTCCCTATCTTCCCAATCTATGGGGTAAGGTGCGAGGTCAACTGCTTTACCTTCCATATGCCTTGAATATTTAACTTTGGTTGCCCCTTTTTCAAGGAGTTCTTCTTGGCGTTCAGCAGAGCGAAGTCCCTCAATGATTGTCACATCCATTATCTTAATCAACTCATTACAAACATTTACCAATTTTGCGTCTACACCCTTGAGTCTATCACGACTTCGCTTGCCAAACTTATACATTACTTACTCCCAAATACCTTTGAGAAAAAGCCCTTCTTCTTCTTTTTACCCTTACCAGAAATCTTTTTCCCTTTCTTCTTTTTCTTTTTAACATCATCCATAGCAACCACATTGTATGTTGGATGAGTGTTTAAGATATGTTCAGGAGTAGGGAACTTAGAACTGTCTGGCTCTTCAGCCATAGAAATTGCCAGTATTGCTGTATATATTTCTTTCATTATTTACCTTTGAATACGCCTTCAAGAATATCTGTTACCACATCCACTATCTTTTCAAAGAAAACTTGTTCTTTTTCTTCAGATACGAATGGTATGTCAATTCTTTTATTAATTGCAGTAGCAATGCTATCTGACATCTCGTCCGATGACAGATGCTTCATTGCTTCTTCTTTCATTTTATCCGCTTGTTCTTCAGCGAGCTTTACAAGCATTGATTTTATATCCATTATATGAACCTCATTAGTATGTTTACGATTATAGGGAAACTCACAACTGCGACTGTTCCCCAAACTTGCATCCTTGCCAATTCTGTATCGTGATTGGCAACCTTCCCATTCAATTTCTCTAAGTGCTTTTCAACCCTTCCAAGCATATTGAATATAGTTTTTTGACGTTCATCGAACTTAACCATCATTGCGTAAAGGTCTTTTTCGTTATTCATTAACGATTCCCCCCGCCATTTATCCTACCTGACATATAACTTACCTTGTCTGATAGGTCGTCTATTTCTTTCATTACAGATTCGTGCCTTCTGTTTCTTTCGTCATTTTGCTGTTCTGACTCACGCTGTACTCTATCTAAAAGTTTTAATAATATACCTTCTACGTTGGACGTTCTACCCTCTGTTTTTGCAATATCAACTGAAATCTTATCAAGACTCTCGTTTTGTGCAGATTGTGATTTGATAAGGTTAGTTATCATAAACCCAAATAAAAGTGAAATTACGCCAGTAGCCCCAAGAGTCCCGTAGGCTTCTAGCATTGCCGTTGTGTCCATTAATCCCCTTTTGTTAGTATTTTACCTAATAATGTTTTATTCATTTCCGTTAATCGCTGTTCTCTTTCTGCTTCTAACGGATGCATCCTCTCATCTAATGTGTTTTCAAATTCAATTAATGATTCTTTTATATGCTCTATCTCTTGAGCATTACTATCTATATCTGCGTTAAGTGTGTACCAAGCCCCTGTTAAACTAAAAACCATAAGCAATATCTGTACTGCCCATTTAACAGAAATATTTATTTGCAGTTCATCGTTAAGAGGTTTACTCATTTAACTTCCCAGCCCATTACAGACCAGCCAGAATCACATCCCGTAATTATAAATATAATTAATAGGAATATTATAAGATGTCGAAATTTCATAATTAGTTTTGTTTGTTATCATAGTACCATCCACCAAGCCATTGCTGTTTCAACTATTAAATCTGAAGCTGTATTATATGCCCATCTCTTTTTTGTTTTATATGGACTATAGTTCTCTACAATCCATTCAAATATTTCCCAAAGAACACCTATGATAAAGACCCCCATCACACACCAGAAATCACTCCAATGCATCCATTGAAATATCTTGCATAGAAATGCACCTGCTGCTATATGATATGATGTCCAACTGTCTAGTTGCCCTGTTTCTTGTTGCCATGCTACTAATTTTGCTATAGGATTATTCATATTAAATTTGTGGCTACTCCATCTACTAATTTATGTTTACCAATAATAATTCTACCATGTCCATCATCATGTTTCTTTGCACATTCTTTAACATATTCTTCTTCTATGGTCTTAAAACTATTACTTCTTTTTATTACTTCACCATCAAC